TCTGTGTAATCACGTGTCAGCTCATATAGCATTTTAGCATGATCCAGTGCTTCTTGTAAAGCAGGGTTAGTCTCTGCTACTATGACCATATCCACTAGCTCAACTACTTCCCTCATGGGACGACCTAATATCTTGGGTTCGCTGTCAAAGTCTCTGCCGATCTCAAAGCGATCACGTGGATGTGCGCCCATCTCACGAGCGTAAACTACACCGCGATCTCGCTCGTATACATAAGTTACACCGGGTCGTAATCTACCAGATTTTGCCATAGTCAATAACCTCGCTTTGTCTGCTGATCTCTTTAATAAAGTATGCACAAAGTGGACTTTCTCCTTCGGAGAGCGGAACTGCTAATAGTTGCCCAGGTTTAAGTTTGGGAAAATACCATTTGATATCTTGATATATATCTACAATTTCCACCGGATGGAATTCAGGTTTGAACCCGTCAAGGGGGTTAAAGCAAAAAGAACTAAATCCACGATCATTGATCGAGCTTAACGGTACTACTTCTAAGTCGCCGAAGTCTTTTTCACCGATCAATATCTGCCAGTCCACTGGCATGCGCACAGTATGTTCGCCTATTCTTAGTACCAATGCTGGACTGTTAAAACTTTCAAGGAAAATCAAAGGTATATAGAAATAATCAGGTTCTCTAGGGTCCGAATTATCCAATACACAAAATCTCACTTCATCAATCTCTTCGGGTATCTGGTCCATGGGATAAACTGTATTATCTAATGTTAATATTCTCATTTTATTTCTCTTTTTTCAAATTTAAAAACCGGGCAGTTAGCTTTCCAGTGTCCTTCTCTTGATATTTTATTGTAATCGGTACATTCATACCCTAAGTTTTTCAATGACTCGATTATAGTCATTTCATTTAAGGGCGTGACTATTTCACATCTCTTCCAATTTCTATCGATTATCTGCCGCATTCCTCTTTCGTCGGATTTTTCGTTTATAGCAGTAATCCCCCAATCTGGACTCGACCCAGGGGCATCCAGTAATATAATTTCTGGGTCGCAACGATTAACTAATTCTTCAAATACTAATAAGGGTGCGTGGCTATGATATATCACCCCATATAATACCGCTACATCAACTTTACCAACCTTAGACAAATCATAATGCATGTCACCGTATATGATTTTAACATCGCTTCTTTGATATTTGACCATCAACGAATCTTCTACGCTGTCTTGATGTGCTTCTAGCAATATTAGATTTTTTGGTTTTTCTTTTAGTATTAAATCTGTAAAAATTCCGTCAAAAGGACCTACTTCAAGAACTGTTTTATTTTTACAAAGGTAAAAATGTTTAATACCTGTATAGTTTAAAGGATCCATTATTTCCACTCTACTTTTTCTATGCTAAACGGATAATTAGCCTCTCGATAAAAAGCCTTGCGCTTAGTTAAATGCCGTTTGGCAAATTTGCAGGTGCTGGTTATATCCCAGATCTGCACAAAATCTTTGTCTTCGGCTTTGCGTATACCACGACCAATACTCTGTATCACACGCACAAAACTCTTGCCGGGCTCTAATAATACCAGATTAAAGATCCTAGGTATGTTGATACCAACAGCGGCCACCCCATAGGTAGCGATAATGATCTTACCATTGGCTGTTGCGATCTCATCATACTCTTCTTTGCGCTCTGCTGCCTTGGTTGCACCTGATACAAATGTCACGTCAGGCCGATCTGAAAGCAAACTAAACAGTGTGCTGAGTTCAGCTTGTAATAGCTTGCCGGTTTCGATTCGATCTACTAATATTAAAGTATTGCCCGATTCTCGTATACGTTCAATCATCTGTGCTATATATGCTATACGTTCAGGAGTGGTCACTAGATACTTTAATTCACTTTGATAGTCTCGGTATTCTGCATAGTCCTGTAATTGTACTATATTCACATGGCAGTTTGCAAGATGCCCGGCTTCCTGTAGTTCGCTGGCACTTAGTTTACCTACTACTGGTCCTAGGTTGCAGAATATACTGACCTGCTCGTAATCCTCTTTGGGTATAGTGCCAGTTAATCCCCAACGGATAGGTACATGTGCAAACACTCCCGACAGCAGACTTTTTAGAGCATCTGCTTTGGCCATGTGTACTTCGTCTACTATCACACAGACTACACCTTCGATAAAATCCCCGATAGTGGCTTCTGCTGTACCAGACTTTGTATTCTTTAGCAACACATTCAAGCTCTGCCAAGTACAGATAGTGTGCATGTGATTCCATTCTTTACGATCACCAAAGTAAACACCTACGTCTAATCCTAGATTACGATAGTCTGCTTCTGTCTGCGTCACTAGACTCTTGTTTGGTACTATGACTATGCTACGGCCATAAGGTTCCACGGTCCGACTCATAGCTGCTGTCATGATAGTCTTCCCAGCGCCTGTGGCCACTTCTTGCACACTTTGCGGATTAGACAGGAAATTGTTTAATATCTCGACTTGATAGTCCCGGAACATGATCGGCTCGCCTGTTGCAGGATGCCCCGCAGGCCATAGCACATGGCTAAATGTATCTTCTCGGAATTCTTCAAAGGCAAACTGTGTGGTATACTCTCTGAGATCTTCTATTTCAATATCGTATCCGTCTGATTCTAATTCTGGTATGATCTCTGGTAGTAGGTTAATATAACTGCTACCACCTAATTGGAAAAAAGCCACACGACCATCCCAGCGACCCAATCGTACTGCAGGTAGGTACCTAGCACCAGGTACAGTATATTTAAATTTGTCTACCAGCCGTTTGCGTGTGCCAAGATCGAGACCCTCGATTTTAACATTAACTTCGTCTTTGATTATTAGTGTTGCCTGTTTCATTATATTTGAGCTATGCCTTTTTCGTTGAATGTACCATCAGTAATATAGATGATCTTGTCAGTTGACTGTACCCAGAGTGTCCTACGTCCACCAGTGACTAATCCTACATTACTGATCAGCAGAGACTTTTCCTGGGTATATGTTGTTAGACTTTTTATCAATATTATTTCGCTGTCAGCAAAGTGGGGCTTTATGCGATCATACAGCCATTTATCTATGCTGGGGTCATAGATTACTGCGGGAAAACGTCGGACTGTTTTAAGATACTTGACTACTGTATTTATCGTTGTGTCTAACTGACTTTGATTGCCCAGCACCCTTCTATTCTCGATAAGAGTTAATGTCTTTTCGCCATGCTCGAGTCTGATATGTTCACGGACTCGATCGCCGATAGTATAACCCAAGACCGGTGCATTATCAGCTAGCGTCAGCAAGTTAGATAAATCAAACCCGCCTAACCGTTGTTCTATGTACGCTATTAAACTTTCTGGTGCATTTCTTATGGTCAACTGTTGGTCAGCAAAGTCTAGTTCGATAGCATAATCTCGATGTGTTTTTTCAAAAGCCAAGATCTGATCCATCAGCTCACGCAAGGGATCTTCTACATCAATTTGATTAGCTTCTGCAAATGCACAGACCCAATTGACGTTCGATTCCGTCAGTTCAAACAACCAAGCAGTGGATTGCCTATCAAAATAGACATTGCCTGCACTGACATGACTGTATTGGCGTATCTCATCTACTAAATTGCCGTTAAATGGAAAACGCAGAGCTATCTTATCGTCCTCAACTGTGGCACGGCGTCTACGATCTACTGTTCTCACAAGGTTACGGAACCGTGGATTTTCTTCCAGTGTGTCAACGTTGATGCCTTTGTTATACAGTTGTCTGCGATATTTTAACACTAACTTCACTGCCAGCTCTGCTTGCTTGTCTGTGTATGCACGAGATTGGTAGAAACTTTGGTGTGCAAGGCTGTGCAATATATTGACATCATATCTAGCGAGATCTATCAATGGCACATTCTTAAAAGAACCTTTACCGTCGGGATCTCGATATCCCATGATTATTTCGATATAGTCTTCTACATGTGCGTGTGTATGCATCCGTGCCTCCAATTATAATAGTAACACAGCAACTGAGAAAATTCAACTACCATATCGCCAAAAAAAAGCCCCAGACTATAATCTGGGGCAAAAGTTATGTGATCCAGGAGCTAGATTGAATCACATATTCTAGGTTAAGTCAATAAACTTTAACCTAAAATCTTCAGCCGCGGCTTCATACCCAATGTAACCTCTGGGGTTGCAGACTACTCTAGTAGTCCCAATAGTATAGTCCGAAGCATTATGCATGTGCCCGTGCACCCATAGCCGTATCTCGGGTCTGTAGGCTATAAAGTCTTCGAGATCACTGGCAAATCCATGATTCATAACAGTTTCATGTTTATACTGTTCTGCCACACTTTTAAAACTAGGTGCATGATGCCCCACTACCACATATTTGGCCTGTCGATCATTTCTAGTAACTGTGTCAATATATGCCATCATGTGATCGTGTTCTTGTTCTGCTTTGTCAGGAGTTAATTTATATCGCCATCTCTGAGTATAAGGAACATCATCGTAGTAGTCCGAAACAACCCTAAAATCATTCATCAGTTCTTTAATAATTGCTTTAGTACCGGGATTACCAGAATTCATATCTGTCCAAAGTGTGCCACCGATAAAAGTATAACCACCAATATCAACTGTTTCTTTCTCTAATATGTGTAGGTTAGACAAGTAACCTAAATGTTGCCGTAATGTATCTAATGTGTTTTTAAAGTTATAGTGATAGTGTTCATGATTGCCCATGATGTATATCACATGAGAGAATTCACTGCATGCCTGCTCAAAGAATCTGTGTATAGTAGAGCTAGCATCGGTTGGCATAGCATCATCTCTGCTGTTCAGGCTTTTTGCTACGCAGATATCGCCTGCCAAAATCAACACTTCTGCAGATTCGGTATTCTTGAGTTCAATAGCGCCAAATTCGAGATGTAGCTATAGGTCGGAGGCAATAGCAATTCGAATGCCCCCGACACCTGTTCCTTTTTTTGCTGTAGTCATAAAATGCTCTATTGTTAAACTATAATATTATTATAGCTTAATTTTAATTATCGAGCAATCAAATGTTAACCAAATTATTTAAGCTAAATAAGAGTGTAGTTCGCGGGCCTCGACTCCCCAACTACCCTAACAGTCGATAAGGAACTATCAGCATGAATATTTATTCAAAAAGAAATCCACCATCTGGATACTATGTCTACGCATACTTGCGTAGCAAAGATTCGCAAACTGCTAAAGCAGGGACTCCATACTACATAGGCAAAGGTAAAGGGAAACGAGCATGGTGTTACCATGACACATTGATCCCTGTTCCAAAAGAACAACATAATATAGTGATTTTAGAACATAATTTAACAGAATTAGGTGCGTTTGCTATCGAGCGTAGAATGATTAGATGGTATGGAAGAACTATAAACAACTCAGGAATTTTGCGTAATAGAGTAGATGGCGGTTGCGGTGGTGGTATGCCAGGCAAATTAAATGGCATGTATGGTAAAACTCATACAAAGGAAGTCAGAGAAAAATTAGCATTACAACCATTAAAATATTTAAAGGGCAAAACCTACGAAGAAATATACGGTAAAGATCGGGCGCAAAAACTAAAACAAGATAAATCAACTAAATTAAAGAAATTTCTTTTTAATAACCCAACTATTAGAAAAAATGAAAATAACGGAAATGCTAAGATATACGAATTTATTACTCCCAGTAATGAAGTAATTATTGTTAAAGGTAGATTAAAGGAGTTTTGTAAAGAAAATCGACTCGAGTGTGGGGCAGTTATAAATTTACTTAAAGGTAGAAGAAAAGAGTATAAAGGGTGGAAAGCAAAATACCTTTATACTCTTTTACCTTAGTGCTAATCGTCTCCTTAGGCAGACTTCATGCAAGTGATTTCGCTCATTTCTTTCCAGCGTAAAGGAAAGCTCTTGCGTAACTGTCCAATCTTGATAGCCATACGCAAGCTAACCTCACGCAAGCGATCTTTTTTCTCAGACATAAACTCAACTACTTCATTCTCAGCAGTCTTGTCCAAATCCATGTCCTCAAACAAACTAGCATCCTCGGCGATCTGACGGATACGCAAGATCTTATCGCGCATGGTGTCCAATGTCAAGTCCAGATAGTGACAACGACTCTGTAATGCATCCAAGTGATCTTTCAGCTTCTGGCTCTTCATCTGATCAAACTTCAAGTTGGTGATAAAGATCACACTTCCATTGAACATGAAGCTGTCAGGAATACCTTCGCGACGCAGAGCATTACTTTCACTTAACCATGAAATCTTGCGTTTCTTACCTGAGTCAAGCGCACCTTTCAGCAAGTTCAAACTGACGTCATCTAACAAGATGCTGTCACAGTCATCAAACACTACCACACAGTTGGGATCGCTGTACTTGTAGAGTGTCATGTACAAGCCGATTGGGGTGGCAGAACCTTTGACTACTTCTGCACGCAGACGCTTACCAGAGATCTGATCAAACAGTGTAGCTTTTTCTACGATACGCTCTACACCAAAACTCTTACCTACTCCGGGTGGGCCCGATACGATCATAGCACGAATCTCACCGTTAGTAGCAGCTTCAGTCATTTCATCTAAGATCTCAAAACGCTGACGTATACGAGCAATAGCCTGCTCATCTGACTCGGCTACAGCAACATGAGTTTCTGTCGCGACTTCAACAACAGATTCTGTCATACGCTCAATCTCACCCACAAATTCGTAACTGTCAACACCAGCAACCTTAACACGGATATCATCTGGGAAACCTGCAAAATTACCATCATTCTTCACAATCACATAGCCTCCTTTGGCAGTAGTCTTATAACCTTCAACTAAACGAAATACTTGATTATCTATTTTAAAATTACGATATTCGCCTGACTGTATGCGTATGTATGCTGACATTGTTTTAGCTCCTGTTTATTTATAATATATGTATATTATACGGTAAAACGGATTATTGGTCAACCAAACTCAGCATATTCATAGGTACCTTCCAGCGTCCGCTGGCAGGTGAATCCACAGTGGCATATTTAATACCAACTTTTAGCACACGGCCCTGTACCATGCGATTAGTACGGGTGCTGCGGAATTCTACTGTAGAGCCCGGATTGATAGAACTTTTAACTGATTTTACCAGTCTAGCCCGAGCATATTTGATAGTGTCTGATATAGCATTCAGTTCATCGTCAGTGAAATTTCCGAATGCTATGGCACTGTTGATTTGTTTGATATCCATTTTTAGCTCCGTTTTATTAGTTTATAATTATATTATAGACTTTCGGGAATTATTAGTCAATCTTTAATGGTTTCGGATAGTTTAACCACGAACCCTTGTTCTGCACGGGACCGGACGATAGTATCGATGTAGTCCCGAGTCACGGGTGCAAAGTCTATCTTTTCTATCAGTTGAACTCCACCTTTGACTCTACGATTTGCACGGTATAATTCTAGTGTGTATTCGTTAAGATTAGACATTGTCGGCTCCTGTTTTATTAGTTTATAGTCTTATTATAGACTTTTGGGAATTATGGGTCAACCGTTGACGCACTGGTAATCCCGATCGTACCGGCCGATGCTCAAGCTGATATAGAATGCTGTATGGAAGTAGTCAGACTGTGGATCGCTTTTATCAAAGTAGACACGCCCGCCAGCACGTCCTGGGGCATTGTACATGATCTCAGTGATCTTTTCTAATGCTTCGGCATCATCCAAGTCCTGATAGTGTCTTGTGATCCAGTATTCGTTTACCTGCTCGCGAGTTTTGCCTCCAAATCTGCAAGTACCTTTTAAGATATCTACCGAAACGCTGGATCCACTGGAACCACGGCGCACAGAAAACTGCCATTTAGGGAAGGTATTCTTAAGTTCTAGTCGGATCGCCCGTACATCATCTGCTGTGATATAAGCCATCTTCTGCTCCGCATTATTAATTTATAATCTTATTATAGACTTTTGGTATTTTTCAGTCGACTACTATTATAAATATATCATGCCAACTCTTTATACAAACGAATTAAAAAATTTCTGCGATAGTGCAAGAAGAAATAATCCAGAATGGGGGATGAGTAGTAATTACCGATTTTATAAAAAAAATAATTTAGGGTTAAGTCATATACAACTTGCCCATCTCTTAAGACCGAAATCTATTATGGATTTTGGATGCGGGCCCGGCGGTATATTAAATGATTTTCCTGGAGTAACAACAGTAGGGTATGATCCATTTATTGATCAATTTAACACATACCCAACCGGTAAGTTCGATCTTATAGTAAGTCATTATGTGTTGCATCTAATCGAAGAGGTTTATTATAACGACACCGTAGAATTATTAAGGTCCTCGTGTAATAAAAATCTAGTGGCTACTATTATTTTAACTGGAAAAACAGATAGATTTGAAAAATGGTATCAAGAAAGATTTAGTAAATTTTTCAGAGTTGATCTTATATGCAGAGGCGCTCCTATACATATGAAAAATTACGAGAACAAAGATCATACCATTACACCAATGACTATCTGGTGCTCTACTTAATTAATCTAAGACTTTTCATAGTGTTAACAAGATCGCCGCGATGATGAATGCCGATACCACCACTGGCACGCCATTGTTCAATATTGCTAGTACGATCGTCAATCAATATATCACCGGGACGACAATGATGTTGCTTGTCTTGACTGTAGGGACCAAAGTGTACAGGGATATCAGGAAAGTATCGCTGTGCCCAGATAACTTTATCATAGAAAGCCCAATGTATATCATTGTCGTGTGGAACTGCACTAAGAAATAATAATTCGTAGTTGTTATCTTTAGTCCACTGTTGGCAAAAATCCACTAAGGATATAGCTTCAGGAGTTAAGTCAAGTTCTTGGTATAATCTCGGATGCTGTTTGATAATAGCCCATTTGTCATCGGGCCAGCGTTCTGCGGTAGCAGGTTCGCCTAGCACTTTTTCTACATAGCCATCAAAATCAGCTACTACACCATCCATGTCGAGATAAAGAGTTTTCATCGAGGTAATATAAGATTATTATTAGAAGCTCTTGCCTTCGGCATACCGTTGTCTTCTAAAGTGCCTTCCGTTGCCTTTGTTTTTTGCTTTATAAGTAGCTGTTTGACTATGACAATTTGGGCATAACAAGCAAACATTATTTTTGCTATTGTTTGTACTGTTTCCATCTTTATGTTCTAATTCTAAGACTATTTCTTTTCCGTTCCAAGAATCGATGCCACACTGCGAACATTTTTTTCCGTAAGTTTCAGCAAGATATCTTTTAATTCTTGCCTTTCCTGGAAATTGTATATCCCAGTTTTTTATTGATTCTTTATATTCATAATCTTTTTGACATTGGTTATTACAATATTTGTTAGCAAAATTTACACCTCTATGGATTTGTTCTTTTTCGCAGTTTAAACAAATATATGTTTTCATAGTCAGAACTTCTTATTAATCTCTACTTGTACAGATTTTGGTGCTCCGTGATGGAATCGAACCAACGATTGATGCTTACAAGGCAACTGTTATGCCATTTAACTAACGGAGCGAGATTGAGCTAAGGCAGCATTGAAAAATATTTATGCTACATTTTGTCGGTTACAATTTTTTTCTAATCAGGCTCAGCAATGAGATTAAAATTATTACCGTCAATACTATTGCTATTTTATCATCAAATAGTACTGTTGCATCGCCGTGGTTTATCAACATAAACCTTTTAAAATTATCCTCGAGATATGGTGCTAAGATAAAACCTAATATCATTGGTGTTACTGGTAACTTTACCAGTCGGAATACATATCCTATCGCACCAAAAAATAACATAACTAATACGTCATTGAAATCGTTCTTCACAGAATATACCCCAATGATCGCAAAAAATATTATATAAGGAATAAGAGTGGTATATTTTACCTTAAAAAATTTTAATAAGTGATGCACCATTGGCACATTTATCAACACCAAAAATATGTTACCCAACAATAAACTGAATGTAAACTCCCAGAAAAGTCGTGGGTTGTTATTAATAAAACTAGGCCCCGGAACTATTCCATGTAGTATCATGGCACCTAGTATCAATGCTGTCACTGGATTTTCCGGTATACCGAAACTCAGCAAGGGAATGAAACTGGTTCTAGTAGCAGCTTCATCGGCAGAACCAGGACCTGCTATGCCACCTATCATTGATTGTCTTGGATTTTTACAAAGTTTTTTCTCTAGAGAATAAGATAGATACTGTGCTAACATGGCGCCACCACCAGGAAGAATTCCAACGATACTGCCAAGGAACCCCCCTCTTAACGAACTGATGCAAATAGTTTTAAAATCCGTAAAGTTAGGTATCAACTTAAATTGTTCTATTTTTATTAATTCTCTTTTATTTTGATAATTTTCAATTATTTCTGGCAATACGAAAATACCGGTAGTGATCGCTACGATATTAATATTATCCGAAATTACCGATAAGTGCATGGAAAATCTTAGTACACCGGTAGCAGAATCGGTGCCCACCATCGACAAGAGCATACCCACGACAGTCATTGCCATCCCGTCAAGCAAATTATTTTTAGAACCAATATTGGTTATAATCAACCCCAACACTATTAACAGACAATAGTCAGCAGGACCAAAATATAAAGCTAATCTCGCCAGTGGCACAGATAAGAATATTACTGTAAAAAATGAAATCCATCCACCAACAAAACTGCTGAATCCAGCAGAAAATAATGCTAATCCTGTTTCTCCGTTACGATGCATGTCGTGTCCGTCAAGGGTCATGATAACACTGGTCGGATGTGCGACTTTCATGATGATTGCACTTACATTATCGCTATATTGGCTTCCGTAGTAGATACCGGCTAACATAACTATCGATTCAGACAACGGTAAATGATATGTAAAAGGCAGAAGTATACTAATAACGGCTATGGGACCAATCCCGGGCATAAGACCTATCATGGTACCTATCAAACATCCAATCAGGCAGTACAGCATCACTGTCGGGCTGGATAATTGCAATACTGCAGAAATCCACTGGTGCATCATAAGTTGATCTGTAGTCCTAAAATATATATTAGTATTGATAATAATAGTAATACTATTAGATTAGATTTAAAAATCGTTTTAATATTTTTTGTGTCAACGACTAGGACTACTGTGCTAATTAACCATATTGTTGCAAGCAAGAAATCGATGTAATCGTTTATAAAAACAAATACTATTATTATAAGAATTATTTTAATCAATAAATAGACATCATCTATATCAACCGTTATCAACAGCGACGTAGAATTTAACAATTTTATCAATAGTAATATCAATAAAATTATCGCTAGTGTAACTGGAAAGAAATAAGGACCGGGATTACTAAATGTGCCGATATTATTAAAGTCAGCTGATGCCAAGAATAAAGTCGAAAATATAAAAAAAATTAAACCAACTAGTTTATCTCTTGAAATCATTTTTATTCCAGCTGACTAAATTCTCCTGCCATTTGGTTTTATCTGAAAACACTTCTTCAGTGAAATTGTCAATCCGCGCTGATTCATTTTTTGTATATTCAACAACAAATCTACCTATGCGGGAATCTCGGAACATACCAAAATTATTTGGATATTTTTTCTTTAAGATTTCATAGACTGTGAGATCGGGTAAAAATCCTTCAGCCTGCATTATCAAATTAATCGCTGCTATACTGGAATTCGCAGCTGTGCATTTTATGCTAGCATTAATATCTGCCAACATTGTCATTTCCCCAGTCTGCCATTCCTGATAAGGTATGTTGTATTCTAGCTCATGCCAGAAACTATCAGGTAAAAATGTGTTGTTTTTCCACATCATCTTGGGATGCCGGCTTTCAATAATAATATGTTTCCCACAACGGGCCAATTGACGCAATAGCCATTGATGATCAAACATTCCAAATAATACGCCCCAACAAAAAACTATATCAAACTGTTCGGTGTTGTTGGTTAAATAATTTGTTAGGCTATCATGCACTACTTGCCATCGATTACTGTTGTGATATTTTGATAATAATTTTTTTGCCAGGTCAGCGAAATTTTCACTGACTTCAACTCCTATATATCGTCTGGCCCCGTTAGTTAGACACCAATCGCCGGTCTGTGAAATAAAACTACCGATATCTAATATGCTTTTATCTTTTACGCGATCCGCCGATAATAACAGACTATGTTTATCAATGGTGATTTCGGGATCCATAGGAACACCACATTCTGGCGGGCGGTTAGATCTAAAATCACTGGTCAGAAACTCAGGATGTGTCTTGAAACTGTTTATAGTCATTAGGATAGTATACTATATTTTTTTAAAAAAATCTATAGTTTTTAACTGTTGTTGGGTTAAATCTACAGAGTCACCGTTCCAGAATCTCATCTGTAATTCCTGCAATCTCTGTTGGTATTTTTCTTGCTGTAGACCCGTTGCTAGTATTTCCTTGATTTTTTCAAGTTCTGTAGGATCAGCTTCTGCTCCTGCTACTACACCATACCAATTCTCAGTTTCTAATCCAGGGTATAGTCGAGGAATACTTACTATGTCGGGATTTTCTATCTTGCTATCAAATGATGCCAGGATATTTACTTCCAATGTGCTAGCATAAGTCAAGGTATCGACTGCGAACTCTATTTCATTATTTTTTAGTAATGTTTCCTGTGTTGCACTACCATCTGTTCTGACGTAGCTGGGCATAGGTAACCCGGCAGATTCCAGCCATTTGTCAATGATTCGGCCAGTGGGTTCGTGCCAAAATCCTAATTTAAAATTTCTGTGATTCTTTATCGCATGTTCGCAGAACTGCGAGTATGTTGTTATGTTAGATTTTTTAGTTGATATTAATACAAAGCTGGTCTTGGCTATTGGTAACAACGGGACAAAACTGTCCCGTGTATAATTTACTGCCATTATGCTAGATTAGCACCAATTGAAGTTGCGCATCCTATCATGATCGCATTATTTTTTATAGCGTACTCGGCGCCAACTGTATTGTTATCTCCGGGAATATTTTTTACCTCTGCAGAATATCCTGCTTCGGCTAAAATATCTTGTACGATATGTCCAATACTGTCAGTGGCACCACCTGCAGGATACGGAACAACTATTTCAAGATTTTTCATTGGGATTCTCCTATATAAACTATTTATTGTTTTTAATATTTTTTAATATTCCCAGGTTCTTATTGCGCAGATCCAATAACTCTTTAGCTGTTCCGCCATAGTTTCCAACTGTTAGTTTTTGGAATTTATCCTTGTATTCTTTTTTGCTAAATGCTTTATTTAGGATAGCGTTTAAATGTTCTAAACGGGCAGAATCTGTTCCTGCGGGTGCCCATAGTCCATACCAAACTTGCATGTCTAGATCAGGATATTTTTTACCAACACTAAAGACCTGTACGTTGGGTTCGGCGGTCTGTACATCATGTAAACCTGCGCTATCTAATACTGCTATCACACGTACTTTTTTAGATTCAACCAATGGTTTAGTTTTTAACCATGTGTCCCAAGTTGAGAAAATATGATTTCCCAATAAATCTAGCATTTCGGGTCCCGATCCTTTATAAATGACTATAGTTGGGCGTGGCAAATGCTCTTTGTTGGCCCATGCATAAAACACATTAGCAGTATTCGCGTTCCAAAAACCTACTACAAATTTATCTGGGTAGGCACGCACGTATCTTACATAGTCTTGATAATCATGTATCAGACTATCTATGGGCACAACTAAGACATAGCTGATAGTGCCTAGTTTAATGATAGGAGCGAAACTATGTTCATTGTAATTCATATCCGGTACTCCGTAGACTAGATTGGCATCTAGAGCACCTGTTGCGCCAACAAACAGTGTATTTCCATCTTTCCGAGCGTGTGCTACATAGTTAGCAGCGATAACATTGTTAGCACCAGGTTTATTTAAAACTATTGCATTATCTCCGGACTCTGATAGAGCTTGAGCAGCAATCCTGCCCAAGGTGTCTGTGGCCCCACCGGGCGGAAAAGGCACAACGATTTCGATATTTCCAGCTGTAGCCAAACACGGTAACAAAAGTAAAAAGAGTAATAGATATTTTTTCATATTTTTTTCCATAGTGTGGGATTATTTTATTGCAAGAAAACTGGTAAAACACCAGTCTGCGTCAATGATATAAATTTGTTTAAAACTTAGTTCGCTCAGTATATTTATATACCACTGTGGATTTTCTACGAACATTTTACCAATTAGACTATTAGCTTTATCTAGTATTTCCTGTTCAGACACACCCTGCTGTCTTTTATAATCGTAGTAAAAATCTGTAGGCAGCTGATCTGTTGATGTTTTTTCAGATAGTATTAATGCTCCGCCGGGGTTCAGAGACTTATAGATATCTTTTAAATATTCTGTTTTGTCTTTGATAAAATGAAGTGTCCAATTGGCTATAACTATGTCAAATGGCGCTTCCTCTACTGGAAACTTATCTTTACAGATTAATTTAGCTATATCAGTATCAATTTTATCTAGCATATCCTGGCTATTATCAACGCCATAGAGATTATCAAACCCTTGCCGATTTAATGTTCTTAACGTAGTACCTACTGCTGCTCCCACATCAATGATTTTGGAATTCGTTGGGTAACGTTGGCAGACAGACAGTGCCTTCTCAATGACCTTTAGATAATTTGGTATATGTTTTTTTGCATGCTCTTCAAAATTATCTGCCACTGATTTATCAAAAGTCCAGGTATTCATATAGATACTTATTTTAGGTAGTTATAGAATAAAAAAATCCCGCTACGAGAGCGGGAAAAGTTTTTGGAGGTTACATCATGAATAACACTTACAACACACTGCTAAAAAGTATTCAATTCTGGTGCATACTCACGTATCAATTCACGTTCACGTGCATGAGCTGACTTGCGTCCGCGCACTGTTTCTAACAAGAAGTAGACAAAGTTTTCTGCACCGTGCTCACGTATACTACGACAAAGTGTCCAATCTTTGTTTTCTGTCAACGCCCTGCGCACATGTTTCTGTACACGAACTTTTAATGCACGAGTCACTGAGCCCGATGCTACTGTTATACCAATATACTGCTCACCTGTTACTGTGTTTTCTAGGCAGTAGACTGCATGATTACAATCTGATCTACGTCGACGCTGTCTTGGCATACATACTCCTAAATCTTTACTATATGTATTATTATAGACTTTTGGTATTTTCGGGTCAACCAAAAATTGCTGTATCAAACTCTGTGTTTTGCACCAGCTGTGCCTGTAGATTGCATTCTTCGATTCGTGCGTCTTCTTCCATCATTTCTACCCACTTATTGAAGTCTTCGCGAGAATAATACAACATTTCTTCGTCTAGAGTCATATGTTTGCTCCTTTACTGAAGTAATGATTATATACTTTTGTTATTTTTATGTCGACTATTTTATAAGTTTTGAATCGCGTATTTTAATAAAATAAGGTTTTCCAAATATTGGTCTAAAACCATTTAATGGGTCGTTGTTTCGAAAAAATCTAGCCCAGTTGCGTGATAAATCTTGCATGGTATCATCCCATATACGATAACTTTTTAAATTTTGATTTTTTCCGAAATTAATAGACTGTTGTATAGCCCAATGGTAGTTTCCTGCCATTTTATTAGTCCCATTTCCGCACTCTTCAATCAGTAGATTCCCTCTGCCGTTGGCATTACACCATTCCTTATATAAAAGAGGATGCGACACTCCGGTCCTATCTTGGAATTTATTTAGAAATACATAATCGGCATCAGGATAATATTTTTCGAGATAATTCACTACCATCCAGGTTTGTTTTAAGAATAATTTGGGCATATCTGGTGCCCAATAAAAATATTCTACAGTCGGTAGATGATAAAACCAAAATAGTATATCTTGATCGCTATGTCTAAAGATATAGTTATTATTATATAATTGTACTCTTGATTTTTCTAGACCAATCATGTATCCTGTGTCTAGACTATTACTGTCGGGGTCTTGGGTAAATGCGTCCCATCCCCAATAGTGAGGGACATAAAACCAGGAGGAAGTTTTTGCATCATCACCTTCAAGAAATGCGTCGTTTTTTATCGAAAGATCGTAATTATCAATACCTAGGTTAATGATTCTGATCTTGGTCTCAGGATGATTCTTAACTAGTTTAATTGCTGTTGGATAAACATAGTTTTGGAATTCCAACAATCGTAACGGATGATGATCCGAGTAGCACAAGATTAACTCGTCAATGGGTATATTATTTTTTTCAAAGACTTGCCAGATATGTCCGCTATCGCTGCCACCCGAAAAGAACAGTTTTAATTTTTTATATTTCTGTCTTAATTGTAGAGCCCTCTGCTGACATAAATAGTCCCACGATTCTGAAGGTTCTTTGGTCCAATCTAGTTTATCGTAACTATCCTCCATAAAAACAAACCTTGCATCTTTCATGCCAGTGGATTCATTTAATTTATGAGCTTCAAATTTATTATAAATCTTTTTTCCGTTGACTAACCAATAGGCACCATGTAGATTTTTTTTAGGATCATCAAAAGGACTTATTATCATAATGATTTTATTTAATAATTTTTTTATTTTGTATTTTAATGAAATATTGCTTACCAAATATTGGCAAGAAACCTTTATGCGGATCTCCATCAACAAACATATCGCTATTTTCTTTTTTAAGAGTCTGCATAGCATAATTCCAAGTATGGAAACTTTTTAGGTCACTGTCTCTCCCATAGGCTATAGTTTTTTGTATAGACCAATGATAATTATCGTGGCTTTTATTTTTACCATCTCCTAGTTGCTGGCATATTATATTTCCTCTACCAGTGGCATCGCAGAATTCGCTATAATACAGACCTTTTGCATCCTGGAATTTTTTCATAAATTCTGCATCTGCGTCGGGATAATGTTGTTCTATATAATTTATCTGTAACCAACATTGTTTTAAAAACAGCTCAGGTAAGTCCGGTGCCCAGTAAAAATATTCAAGATTTGGCATATTATAAATCCACCATTTACCTTCGATGTCGTGATTTACAAATATAAAGTTGCCTCCTCTGATCATTAAATTTGGTTTTTCCAATCCTAGAATATATCCAGTATTTAAATTATCTCCATCAGGATCCTGTGTGACTAGTCCATGAGCGAAATGATGAGGTAGATAAACAGTATTAGTTATCCTTGACTCCGATCCTTCGAAAAAATTATCCCCTAACATTAGATAATTAAACTGTGATTCATCAAGTTTGATTTCCCTTATCTTCATATGTGGGTGCCGTTTGACCATATCTAATGCCAGTGGCAACATATAATCGCGATATTCAATAGCCCTCAGAGGATGCCAATCAGTATAAAACATAACTAATTCATCAATGGGTATATTATTCTGTTCAAATACACGCCATACGTGCCCGCTATCGCTGCCACCCGACCAAAGTAGTTTTAATTTTTTATATTTCTGTCTTAGCTGTAGTGC